ATAGTCTCTTTCCATTTGCCCGGAAGAACTTCTTCCAATACGGCATAAGCGACCTTACCATAAAACTTTGTAGCCGTCATACTTTCACCTACCTTTCACTCCCATTTTGATGTTTATCAGCCGCCCTGTGAAGGAGCTTCGATCTCGATAACGATAGCAGACTTAGGACGAACCAGACCACCAGAAACTCTGGTCTCTATCAGATACTTATGCTGGTTGTAGTCGATATCGAAATCTTCGAAGGTATTAACTTCGCCGCCACGATCCGTACCAACATTGTAATCTGCAGGGTTAACGATTATAGCAGCCACCTGATAAGTGGTAGAAGTGCCAGCCTGAGCATCAGATACTGTATCAGTAAGACCTTCCATTACAGGAACTTCAACGATCTCGCTTACACGGCACTTAGTAGCCAGTTCGCTATCGGTCTTGTACAGGCTGTAGCCATTGCCGTCCTCAAGAAGCAGCATTTCGGTATGCTCATCAGCAGTCGTGAACATCTTAGGATTGCCGGTACCCTTGTAATCCTTACGAGCCTTGATGCAAGCACGGATGATCCTCTTAGCACGAGCAGCTTCAGTCTCGTTCTGAACCAGAGGCAGACGAACCTTAATGGTGTACAGCTCATCATCGTTCCAGATAGGATGAATATGAGATTCCTGAATCTTATCATCAGAAGCAGGATTACGTCCATCGCCTACAAGGATTGCACGAGCAATTTCCTCCTGCAGCATGAAGCGCATCTCCTCGCGGATCCAGCCTACAACATCGAAATCAGTAATATCTACAATATCATCACGATCCAGTTTCTGTTTCTTGTAGATGGTCTGAGGACCGAAAGATCTCTTAAGCAGGGTGAATACCTCTTCGATCTTCTTCTTACCCTTCATGTAACCTCTAGCACGAGCTTCATCCTCGGTGATGTCGGCAAACATCATCTTAACACGTGCGAAAGGAGTGTGATGTACAGAACCCATCAGATGAGAGATCCAAGTTCTGTCTCTCTCGATAAAAGCAGGTGCTCCGGTAGCAACCGCCTTAGGTTCAGGGAACAGCCAGTTAATGTTTGCAATGCCATATTCCTGAGTAGTTCCATCCTCATTCTGAGGGTAATTAGGTGACGGAATAATAGCATGAGCTAAAATACCGTCCTCGTCCTCCATGTGATGCTTAAGAGCTTCCTTAAGAGATCCAAGACGCTTAGCGTCCTTAAGAATCTGCTGCCTGTCTGCAAGTGACAGAACAGGGCCGTCGTTTGTGTAACCATCGGTATCAAACATATTGTGTTTCACTTCTTTTTCCTCCTCTTCATTATTTCCGCTGCCGCCGTTAGCAGCTTCGGCTAACATTGCATAAAGTAAAGCTTTCTGATCATCGTTCAACGTGTTATAAATCTCTTCTGGACTAAGATCAGATCCTGATTCTTCCGATGTTTCTTCATCAGCGTGCTCTATTGCATCTTCTGATTTGTCTTCATCTTCCGATTCATTTTCATCTTCCTGTTCTTCGTCGATGTCAATAGCATCATCAAGGCCATGATAAATATAAGCCTCATCAAGATCAAGATCCGCTATTTCATCCGGATCTGTATAGCCCATAGCATGAGCTATAGACACCTGATCAATCAAAGCTCCAGGATTCGCGCCGGCAAGAACCAAAGAAACCTCTCTGATAACGCCGTGCATCACATTCTTGCCTTTCTTGGAAAGATTATTAGCATAAATTGACAATGCTGTTATATCGTCATTAGCTATAACTTCCCTAGCCTTCTGACCAGCAGCAGAGTTGTTGAGTTTACAATGTGCATAAATATAATCTCCGCGATCCTCAAGAACAGCATGACCAAGCACATTATCAACATTATTATGCTGATGATTCCATACGAGAGGCACTTTTGCGCCGTCACAGTCTGAAAACGCGCCTTTATGAATTGTTAATCCATCGGCACAAAGCGTTTCATACTTAGTGGCGACACCACCAAAATCGTATTTTGCTCCCATTTTGATGTATCTCCTTTCTACTAAATACCTAGTAAATTTTTAGCAATCGATTCGCCTACTTGTAACGGATTAGGTTCTGATGTGCCCGAGTCTGCCGGATTACCAGTACCTCCATCTTCGCTAACAACCGGGAACTCTTCGCCGTCCTGTGCATTTAAATTGTTGTTACGCAATTCGTTTGCTTTCTCATCCTCTACCGGCTTGTATCCTATAATAGAACGGATTTCGTTAGCTGACAGAACTGCATTACGACTAAACTTATCTGCAATTTCGGCTATGTTGTTAGTAGGAACTAATTTGAACGGTTGCTGTATGAATGTTACAGCCTGTTTCTGAGTTATAGCGGTCGAAGTCAAGAACTTTCTGGTAAACTCGTCCGATATAGCCGATAAAACTGGCTCTAACGTGTTGTTTCTATAGTTAAGCATTTCCTGTTCGGTGGCAGTACCATCTAAGATGGCTTTGGAAACGCCTAGCTGACTGTAAAGTATGTCCATAAGATACTCTATAGACTTCAATAAATTATTTTCCAAAGAACGATTAAGCTGTATTACCTTTTCGGTACCATCTGTGTATGCTACACCATACTTAGATCCAGCTAACTGTTGTTCTACGTCTTTTCTTCGTTCTTCAGCCTGTTGTTTATGTTTTTCTGAACGAATAACATAAGGAAGCTGAATAATAAGATCCAGTTTAGAATCAGCAGCTTGTTCGTCAATGGATTCCATAAGACTCATTTTCCTAATAATCTGTTTAGCTACAGAATTTCTATCATTCATTACAGCATAGAATGGATTTTCTATTATAGCTACAGATTTTTTAGGATACATAACTTCTCTTTTGCGACCACTTTCATCATCGTAAATTTCAACTCTTACATATTCCGGAAACCAATTTTTAATTCTTGCTGTGCGAAGTTCGTATACTTCAAAAGCAGAATTATACCTTATATCGACGTCGGTATATGTAGGAACAACTGCGACAACACCTTCATCAAACATAGACATAACAAGATCCTGCATAAATGCTCGACCAGTCTGATCTATATTAGCTGATAAATTCAGACATTTATTAAGTCCTGAATGTATGGTGTCTACGTATTGATCATTATCGTTCTGCTTAGCATGCATCATTCTGACGCCAGATACATCTATCGCTATACGCTCATAAATAGCGGTAACGAGAGTTCGGTCAGTGCCAGAAATCGGTCTAAACTTATCCGAACGATATGAATACGATGGACCGTAGTCCATTCTAAAAGTCGCAGGAGAATAATCGTAGGTTGAATCTGTTCCTTTAAACACATTCCACGCCTTTTTTACTCTTTCAACTATAGATGGCATCGGCCTCTCCTCTCATTTTGATGAATTTGCTACAAACGAGATCATGTATCGTTTGAAGTTTATTCAATTATGTCTAGCCAAACTTGTTCAGCTAGTTTTTCCATGATAGGTTTTAACGCCGGGTTTATGTAATCTATTCCTTCTACCCAACCGCCATTTCTAGTAGCATGACCGTATTGAAGTAATATAGCTACATTTGCCCAATCGTCAACTACATTTTCGTTAAGAAAACGCAATTCTATCAATCCTTTACTTTTATCTTCGACTATTTCATAAGTCCAAGACATAGCTGTAAGTCCTGTGTCTATTGGTGTGTTAGCCTGTAAAGCTAAAACACCTTCATGACCATATTTATTAAGAAGATTAAGATAATCTCTCTTAAGAATGTGATTTAAAAACTTTAAAGTTGCTGAAAAATTACCTTTGTGATTGAAATATACCATAACATTTTCACCTCTTATAATGACAGAGATAGTCTGTCCAAATGAAGAAAGGAGGTGCATAAACATGGCACCGATAAGTTTAAGTATAGTGGTTATAATACTCTTGGAAGAGGGTATTATGAAGATAATGGGCTTCTAAGCCCATTATTTTTTTTTTCACCTCTTATAATGACCAGCAATTGGGCTGGCATAAACGAAAGGAGAAAAATATGAAAAAAGGAATAAAGATGTTTTTTGTAGGACTTATTATCAGCGTTATGCTGGTAATAACAGGATTTGGCATTGCCACCTCTATGTATAGCGGTGGTATGAAATTGAAGATTCCCAAGATAACAATAACTTGGGAAACGATTCAGCATGATCTGTATCTGACCGATGAGGTCAGTATACAGACAGTGAAGAACCCGTGAGGGTTCTAATAAAACCTTTGGGGGCTTCGGCCCCTATGGTTTTTCATCGCTTCTTCTTTTTACGTTTTCTTTTCTTTTCTTCATCCTCGTCATCGAAAGCGGATTCAGAAGAATCACTATACCAAGGTTTTTCTGTTTTCTCAGATGCAGTAGCATCTTTACTAAACTTGAAATCATAGGTATGTTCATCATAAGCATACCAAGGATCTTTCTTCTTTGATTCTTCTTTATCAGCTTCTCTTTTCTTAGCGTATTCATAATCCTTATCGCGTTTCCAAGTATCTTTCTTACTCCAATCCTCAAAATCCTTTTCACGCCGGAATGCTTCTTTACGTTTATATTCATTCCATTCTTTTTCTTTACGCTCTTCTTCCTGTTTCTTCCTCTCTTGATTATTAAAATCGAATATTGTATCAGTACTAAATCCTAATTTCTGACGCATAGCTTTACCAGCATCAGAATTTATGAATCTCAAAATATTATTTAAAGAGTCGCCATAACCTATAATGGTATCGGCCTTGTTTTTACCGATCTGTAAACGCTCTTTCTGAATATCTTCCATAGTTTTCTTCATCTTAATTCGTTCAATAGCTTTACTAATCTCTTCATTAGTAAGTTTATGCATATTTTTGTTTATCCAATTAGGATCAGGATTTCTCAAGCGTTTTTCTTTTCGAGCTTTTGCTCTAGATTCTCTTTTTTCTTCTCTTATTTTCTTTTTAGCTTCTCTGGCTTCAAATTTCTGGCGTCTGGCTCTTAAACGAGCTTTTCCTTCTTCCGTCAATGTACCATCTGGATTCTGATATCTTCTGATACCCCATCTTTGTTTTAAAATTCCATGATGTTCCAAAATATCAGGTTTATTAACCAAATCCAAATTTACAATCTCGTCAATGGGTGGCTTGTTAACGAGACCATAATAGTTTATTTCTTCAGGCATTGTAACTTACCTCCCACTCTCATTTTGATGAAAAGGAAGGCGGCCAGCCCATCACCCTGAATACCGCCTTACCCAATCATAACTTACATTCCGTTCATGGCTTCCATCATCTTCTGACGGACATAATCATTAGGAGCCTGGTTCATAAGATCCTGCATCTCCATCCTGAAATCGCCATGATTTGAATAGCCACCATCGCGAGATGAATAACGGCCCATTGAATCCCGACGAGCATTAGCTCCACGCCCACGCGCATAGGACATATCGTCATATGCATAGCTTAATCTCGGCATTCTAGGCATAGCATTGCTATAACCCTGGTCTTCCATCTCGTAAGACTCTATGATCTTACAAACATTCTTAAGAGAATGTGCAAGGGTGTCTACTATCTGTAAGGAGGATGCATCGAGCTTATCCTTCTTACCATATTCTTTAAGCTCTTTGCAAAGCTTATCTCTTAAATCGTACAATTCCTGCATAGCTTTATCCTCCTTATGCTATTCTGTCTATTACAAGGTTTGCATTCTGTACATTAATTACAGGAGCTGGTGTCACTGTAGGATCATTAGATGCTGACACAGATCTAACTGCTACAGATAAGCAACAACCATTACGAACCTGTATAATAGCCGTACAAGTAACATTACCGTACTGATCTACAGCTGCCGGAGTGTATATAGCTCTGCTTGTAGGAAGAGGTTCTCCTTCAAGGGTAAGAGCTAAAGCTATGGGACCGGCTGTACCACCTTCCGGAATAGCTATATTACCATTAAACGTAACCTGATAAGTTGCATTACACTGATTAGTGATACCTCTCAGAATAAAAACCCCAGATTCGTCTCTGTGAAGGACACAGCCTTTACGACAAGGGATAGATGCTGTGAATATAACAGGAGCATTCAATGCTACCTGCTGTATTTCATTAGCAAGATACTCTGCTGCCATAGTATCACCTCCATTTATGCTGCGCAGCCGCAACCGCCAAATCCGTTGTTGCCATTGCAAGTAAAGATCGGAGTCCTGCCATAAACAGGAACACTAGGAACAGGGCAATTGCTGAGTCTATTGTACAGAGCATCAACTTCAGCATTGAGATCGTTACGAGTAACAGCAAGGTTAAGCTGATCACGAAGATTATCGTTCTCACGCTGAGATGCAGCGTACTGAGCCTTAACATTGTCAAGCTCAAGCTGGCAAAGCTTGTCCATGATCGTCTGAGTATTTCTGTTCTGGTTGTCGATAATGTCTCTAGTATTCTGCATGCTCTGAGTGCGATCTGCGCAATTCTCAGTAGCTACAGTATACTTAAGATCTGCAACGGCCAGCTTGTTATCGCAGCAACACTGAGCGAACTGCGAAGTAAGATTCTGGAATCCATTGTTTACAGCATTCTGGATAGCAGCCATCTGACTGTCGATCTGAACTCCTCTGAAACCAGCGTTCATAGAATCTGACTGGTTCATCCAAGG